GTGAGTTTACTGTTTGTTATTATAGACATTGCACGGGCTCAAAGTATTTATGAAGTGTGGTATGTCATGATGCGAGATTTTCTTTATAATTACGATTTTGAAGAAATGTTTGCCATACATGCCTACCTTGTAAAAGAAGCTGAGCTCGATAGTGTTATAGGCCAAATCGCTTCGGGAAGACATCCACAATGGAGAAATGTGAAACCTAAACCCAAGGCACAAGGAATTAGTGCCCAAGGAATTCTTGATGATGTTTTACTACATTGGGAAAATTTGCGTTCTTCTGTTTTACTAAAGAATGGACAGAGAGTTCTTCATGTTTTATTGACTTCTTTTGCAGCCAACTATTTAGGGTTTAAAGTTTCTGAAGAATCTTTAAATTCCGTTTTTGGAGTTGTTAAGCCTAAACCTTTTAATAGTCTTGAAGAACTTGCATTTACCACAGTCACATTCGTGCGAGATTTTGCTCGTGTTGGTTATGAGTGTTTTGTTGATGGATCCCTACAGCCTCTGTTATATAAGGATCGCTCCATTCGAGATTGGTTAGATAGTTATGCTTCTATTATTAGAGTGTTGGACTCTTTACCTGTAACCGAATCTTATAGTGATTCAGAGATACTAGCCAATCTAGATTCAGTGATTGCGAGAGGACAAATGTTGCAAGGCAAGGATCCTGCAGCTTTGACTATGTTGTTACGAGATTTAATGACTCGTCGATCAAGTTTATTGAAAACTTTCAACATCGACTCTTATCGTTCACCTCCATTTTCAATTCTTTTACATGGTCCACCTAATATAGGAAAATCTCATATGGTTAATATGCTTGGTACTTGTTATCACGCAGCAATGCATCAACCACTTGAAGATTATCCAGATGGTTTACAGCCAACATTGACGTGGGATCCCAGGAGAAATGTTTATACACGAAATGCAGAGGATGAGTATTGGTCTCAGATGAAAGGAGCTCAGTCTTGGTATATTGTTCTAGATGATTTGGCAAAGGAAAGGGCTTTTGTTCTATCTCATGGTCAAACTACTTCTATTAGTGAGATTATCACTGTGGTTAATTCTATTGGTATAGCCACAAATCAAGCTTCATTGGAGGATAAAGGTACGATACCGCTACTGCCCAAGTTAGTAGTGGGTACAACCAATATCAAGCATTTAAATGCATCAGTAGCGGTTGAAACCCCATCCGCTATACTTCGGCGCTTTCCTTATGTAGTGGAACCACGTGTGCTTCCTGAATTTTGGAATAATGAGAGATGTTGCATTGATACTGGTGGTGTTGCACGTTATGATATATGGATGTTCAAGGTTGAACTGTATAAATTGCGTGGTATTGTGGGTGAATATGAGTTAGTTAAATCTCCTTCTGGCAATGATGAATTTACGAG